AAAATGCGCAAGTCATACAAAAAAGCACGCAAGTCACGCAGATAAGGTTTCTTCCTTCACGAGGAAAGGGTTGTGGCTGCCTTACCCTTAAAATAGGTGACCGTATGCTCAAGGAGATAATCTCATGGCACGCAAAGCACGCAAAGGTCGTAAAGCTCGCAAATAATCTTACGAGGGCTAAAACCCTCTAAAGGTTATTTCGGTCAGACCGAATAAGTCCTACGGGGAGAAGGAAACTAAATAAATCTCCCCACTTGACATTCAATAGATTAAGATTACGATACAGAGAAACTTAATAGGAAAATGCTATGGGCGTACCCTCAGATCAGTTAATGCAAATGATTAAATCCCAACGGGATGGAGCAACACCTGCTGGTATTCCACCTGCCCCACAAGGCACAACGGGGATGTCCGATACTTCTGCTGCTCCAATGGCTTCGCCCATGAGTACCGCAGAACCCAAAATGGGAAATCGGGAAGCAGCAATGATTAACTTAGCAATGGCAATGGATTTGCTTGAACAAGCCCTTCCTGCCCTTGGTAGTGAAACTCCTGAAGGTCAAAAAGTATTAGGCGCTATTCGCACCATGACTTCAGTGATTGGACCTAAAAAAGCTAAAACGAATGAATTGCAACCTGCTGAAATTATGCAGATGCTGCAAACATTACCTCAAGCTGGTGGAGCAACGGCTGAAGGAAAAGCAATGCAACAAGCTCCGCAAATCCCAGGTATGTCTGCCCCAACACCACCTCCAGCAATGCCAGGTGGTATGCCAGGTGGCGCACCTTCCGCAACTCCACAAATGTAAGGAATTACTATGGAACTCTTTAAACCTCGTGGTTCAGCAATGCCACGCAGACCTACTGACAACAATCAGAAAAACGGTCAAGTTATCAATACTCCTCGTTACTCAGAGTTTGGTGGCTTAACATCTGCACCTAAAGCTGGCTACAAGAACATGATGTCTATGTCTAAGCCAGGCGATACCAAAAAAGTCATCTAACGAATAAGGGGATAGAAGATGAGTTTAGAAGATCTTTCACTAGAACAGCGTGATGAATTAGCTATGTTGGCTCGCCAATTAGCTGATAATCCTGCTACACGCAAACAGTTTTTACGCATGACAAAACAGGTTAAGCCTGAGATGTCGATTCCTGAACTTGAAATCGAGGACTATACCCACAGTAAAGTCAACGCTGCCGAGGAACGGGTAATGGGTTTAGAAGCTAAACTGCGTGAGCGTGATGCAAGAGAAGAATTGCAAAAGCGTAGAGATAGCTTAATCAAAAAAGGTCTGGCTCGTAATGAATCAGAAATTGATGAGATTGAGAAAATTATGCTTGAGAAAAACATTTCTAATCACGAAACAGCAGCAGAATATTTTGACTGGATGAGGCAAGCAGCAGAACCTACGCCTAATTCAGCAATGGGATATAACCCAAGCGCCTTAAGTAAATTTGACCTTTCTAAGTATTGGAAAAATCCACAAATGGGAGCTAGGGAAGAAGCAGCAAGTGCCTTAAAAGAATTGAGAAGAAACTCAAGACCAATAGGTATTTAATAACAAGCAGTAAATGGGGATATTTACTTTTAACGGAGAATTATTATGCCAATAGGTGGCGGAATAGTCCCAGCATCAGGATCAAGCCAATACAATGAGCTTACTTATGTAACTCGTAGAGCGTTTATCCCCAAGCTGGTAGTACAGCTTTATAACAGCACACCATTGATGGCTGCGTTGATTGCAAATAGTCAACAGGCTTCAGGTGGTGTATCTCAAGTAACCGTACCAGTACAAGGTGCGCAGTTTGTTAACGCTCAGTGGTCTGATTATTCTGGTTCTTTTAACCAGCCTTCAGTCCAACAGGGTGCTTTCAATGCTGAGTTTAATCTGAAGCTAATGATTGCTCCAGTACCATTCCTAGGGATGGAAGGTGCAGTACAGCAAGATTACGCCATTATTCCATTGATCGAAGCTCGTATGAATGATGCGACCAATGTAATGATGGATGCAATGGCTACTGCCTTGTACAACAACTACACCAACACTCAACAGTTCATTGGCTTGCCAGGCGCTATTGATGATGGTACAAACATGACTACCTACGGTAACATCAATCGTTCTACCTATACATGGTGGAAATCGAAGGTGTACAACGCAGGATCTGTAAACCCAACTCGTCAAAACATTCTCCAGTACATTTCAGGTACTGTTAAGAATGGCGCTGAAGTTCCAACTTTTGGCGTTTGCGGATTTGGTACATGGACACTCTTAGCCCAAGACTATGTTGGTCAAGAGCAATATGTAATTACGCCAGGACATGGTTTTGATAGTGATAGCAACGGTCCTCAAGCTGCATTTAGAGCTTTGATGGTTGCTGGTGTTCCAATCTATCCAGACCCATACTGCCCAGAAGGTACTGTTTATTTCATTAACTCAAACTACTTGAGCTTGTATATTCACGATCAAGGTTCGTTTGTATTTACTGGATTTGAGTCCACTCTACCTAACTGGCAGATTGGTTATGTTGGCGCTGTCTTGATGATTGCTGAATTAGTAAGCACCAAGCCTAAGTCAATGACCAGAGTATCTGGCTATAACTCTATTTCAATCTAAGGAGAATTAGTCATGGCACTCGGTTTAAATAAAATCCTCATCGCAGGTACATACGAAAATACGCCTGGTTCGTACTTTCAAGCTGCTGCAAACATCGCTGCAACCACTGCTGGTAATGTCGTACCTGCTGGAACTTATCTAGTAGTTGGCACAACCAATGTGGTCATTCAAACTGTTACAAATTACAACACCACCTCTAATGTGGCTACATGGTCAAATGTGTATCCTGTTAACTCTGGCGGTATGATTATTTCTGACGGTACGAATGTACAGTTATTGGCTACTACCAACGCTACAGTGCAATTAGTGACTGTAAATGGTGGTTCTCCTGTATCTGGCACTTTTAACAGTTAAGGGGCAATAAATGGCTAATTCAGATTCATTAGGGCAGTTTTACCTTGATTCGATTGGCTATGGTCGTGTTGCCTACATTAAAGCCACTGCTTTAAATACAACAGGAAACGGTACTACCACTGGTGTTACCATTCCTTTTTTAAGCGGTGGTTTAACTAATGCTGGCGCTGCTGTAGGTTCTGGACAGATCGTTCTTCGCAGAGTGACTATTCAAAATCCTACGGGCAGTATGGCTTCTGCCAATATTTCAATTACTACAAGTAAAGATGGCAACATCTCTAACGCTGTAGTAGCCAATGTGGTACTCAGTGGTATTACTGGCGCTGGTACTTATCAGGACTTGAATATTGCAGTTCCATACAATACAAACACAGCCGTAACTGGTTTTACAACCCAAGCCTTGTTCGTCAATGTCACAACTGCTACTGGTAACGGTAACACTGCTGATATTGTCGTATTTGGCGATGTCGTGAGTTTCTAAAATGTCAAATATCTTCGTAACCAATCGTTCTGACAAAAAGCTAAAAGATGGCTATGCAGGAGTGTTTTATAGTTTCCCTAAAGATGAAACTGTAGAGATCCCTGAAGATGTAGCTCGTCACATTTTTGGTTATGGAGATGACAACAAAGAGCCTTATTTGGCAAGGTTAGGATGGATCATCTCTCAAAATGACTTGGAAAAAGGCATGGAGCTTTTATCCCAGTGGGAGATTTCTACCCAACCCCCAAGCAAGAACCAATCGTTATCCCCGTTGGTGGAAAGAGTACCCCTCCCAACCTCTAGGAAGGGCGGGGGAAAAGTCCTTCAAGCGGTAGCATGAGTTATGGTCAATAAATGGCAACGCTTAATTCGTACATTACGGAAGTCCGTAGGTTACTGCATGATGCTAACGGGAATTTCTATAGCGATTCGCAGTTAACCGATTACATTAACTCTGCCAGAGAAAGAGCTGTCAGAGATACTGGATGTTTGCGTGAAATTGTTGTTACGCAAACGCCATGTCAAGTCGCACCCACAGCAACCATTGGTGGTGTGTCACCATCAAATCCTGTAGCTTGGGTAGCTTCAACTGCCTACACTTCTGGTCAGTTTATTTTTAGTAACATCTTTATTTATCAGGTTACGCAGTCTGGAACTAGCGGAACTACCGCCCCTCCGTACCCTGCTAATAACACCAATAATTACAGCAATTACCCACCAAGCACTCAATTCCTCAATGGAACAGTAGGTTTAACTTATGTCGGTAATTGCGAGAATATTAACTACGCTGCTTTAACCCAATTGATGGGAAGTAG